GGTAGGTCTTTTGGTTCTGTTGAAGAGGAAGCTCTAGAATCATTTGCTGCTCTTAAAAAAGCACAACAAATGGAGAATGAATTAAGAACATTTGTTAATTATAATTATGGTCCAAATGCTTGGAATGAGGTTATTAGAATCCAAGTAAATATAAGAAAGAAAAAGAAAGAAGCAATAGAAGAAGCTAAAAGAAAACAAGCTCAAATGATAGAGAATGTTATTATTGGAGTTCTTCTTCTGTTTTTTCTTGGTGCTGTTGGTGCTGTTCTTTATTTAATTCTAGTTGCTTATTAAATTTACATCTACTAACAAGCTCCATAACTTTATTTTTACCTAACACCTCTAAAGCTTCTACTATATTAGTTTCTAATCCTTCAGGTGAAGTGCTACTTTCTTTATCACTTTTAGCACCACGTATTCTAGATAATAACTCTAATGCTTTTATAGCACTATTTGTATGACCATTTGCTTTGGCAAACTCATATTGTCTTTCTATCTCAGTAATAACATCAACATTTGTTTCTAAGTTTTGTTCTAATTCTTTAATTCTTTCTTGTACTTCAGGGTCATTCTTTAATCTATGTCCTGTATTAGCTAAAGCAAAACTAGAGTTAGCTTTATAACCTGCAACTCTAGCTGCTTCAGTAGCATTACCATGGATTAAATAAGCTTGAGCAAACTTTTCTTGCTTATCATTTAATGACATTTAACCACCTACAAGCCATTGAAAACCACCTGCTATTAAACCAGTTATTATTGCATAAGCAATTAGTTCGTAATACATAGAATCTATCTCCTTTAATTTATACCATATGTATTGTAATATATTCATCTGTATATCCTTACTTTTGGATTATTAGCATCAACTTCTACAGGTTTACATACAGCTTTATATTTTTGACCTCCAGGTACTGCAGGTTGTCTCATTATTGCTCTAGCAAAATATTTACATCTATTAATATCTGCAAATATCATATTACTTTCTTGCTGTGCATTACCTAAGTATAATACTAATAAAAATACTGTTGTCACTTTAAATTATCTCTAGCTACATTCTTTGATTTTTCAAAAGACCTCATTGCTCCAAGTCCTAAAAGTGACATTACCAATGTAATTAATCCTTCTACTTCTAGTTGTGGAGGTATCATCTCTGGAAACCATATACCTGTAAACCAAGTTAATATTGGTCCAACAAAAAATTGCCATAATAAACCAAGACAACATACCCACATTATTGCAGGGCGAGCTCCTGATACAAACAAGCTAGGATGTTTTGCTTGTTCTTTGTTTACTTCTATTTGTGATTTAGCTAATTCTTGTGCATGTTTTTCTGCCATAGTAGATAAGTCATGAGCTAGTTGCATCTGCTTATCTTTATCTTTTATAAACTTACCAAGTAATTTACTGGCAGGTCCTATTAGTGCAGTTAGTGCCATTATTCTTTCTCCTTTTTTATACACGTAACATGATTTCCTTGTTTTGCATTACATACTGTGTATACTTTTGTGTTATTAAAATTATTCCAAATATTTCCTATCTTACGACCCCACCAATCAGGTTCAAATAAAGATATATGAACATTTTTACCTTTAAATTTACCTTCCTTAAAATGTTTTAAAGCAGGTTTACAACAAATATTTAAAAATACTACTTTGTTACTACGAGATAATATTTGAGTTAAAACATAATCTAAATCTTGTTCTGCTACATGTTCTAGTACATCTGTGCATACTACAATATCATATTTTTTATCAGGTAGTGTTGCATATTTTTCATATGCAGGGTCATATAAATCAAATGATTCTAAGCTACATAATTCTTGTATAGGATTTCTTAAATCCACTTCTCTACATCTTTCTTTATCATATGGTATAGCTTTACCACAACCATAATCTAATAAAGTTTTACAATCATTATCTTTAACAATCTTCATTAAAGTAGGAACAAGAGGTATTAAACTTATACCTTTAAACTTACCTTCTTGTTCATGTAATTTTTTATAAGAATCAATTAAGTCATAATAATCTTGAGAGGGTTGCATTATAAATCCCCCTGAAAAGATTGTTGTTTTAATTTATACCTATTAGATAACTTCCATAGAGCAGAAACTAATGTTCCTTTACCATGAAAATTAATATCCATCTCCATAGGTGATTCATTAAAATATTTTTCACAGTCTTGAGCTAAAGCAAGTAACTCACCTGTAGTCCAAAACTCTTCTTTACCAACAGATACTTTAAAATACTTAGGTCTTGCTTCTTCACCTTCAGCACCTGTTGTTTCTTTCTTTTGCTCTTCTGTAGGTTCTGCAGTATTAGAATCAAAACCAAATAACTCAAAGAATCTAAAACCTAATGTGTGCATAATACCTAATGCTCTCATAGCTGCACAAGTACCACCTGTTATTAATGTAGTACCTTCAGGTAATCCTAAGTCTTTATTAAGAGTTACTGTATTATTATGTATACCTTTCTTTTGTTCTTCAGGGTCACGTAATGATTCTGTAAATGCATGCCAACCCCATATATCTGCTTTTCTTTCTATTAAATAATTAGTAACAGAAGGGTCTGTCATAGAAGCTACAAAAAATTTAGTGCTTGGGTCTATGTTTTTAAATAAATCTTTTCTTACTACACCATGTGTGCTTGTACCTGTAATAGGTCTAGGGTCTAACACTACACATGCCCAAGGTTTTATATTATGTTCTAATAGTTTAGGATAAGAATGTTTAACAGCTACTATCTTTGCTGTAGGATTAGCCTTAATTAATGCATGTAACTCTGCATAATCTGTATAAGGTCCACCTGATACTATAATACATTTTGTATCATGCATAGGAAACTTACCTAACCATCTATCTATTAGTTTAAAATTAGTTTTAATATTAGTTCTTATATAATCTTTAGGTACACAATCTCTAGGATTTACCTTGATAGGTACACTAAATAAATGTCTAGGTGGAGATGGTAATTTACTATCATTTACTATTAATAATAAGTGTGTATTACCACCATCTCTAACTTTATCTTCACTAGGTATAATATTATTCTTAATAGTTTTAGATAAATTATCTTTTACTTTATTTGTTCCACAATATTCTGGTTTAACTGTGTTACCATCTTTATCTTTAGAGAAGTAATTATCTAATACAATAACAGGTATATGTTTTAAACAGTCATAATCACTTTGTTTAGTAGCTATACTATCACCACCACCTATGAAAGCATAATCAATGTCTGGTAAAAAATTAAATAGGTTTTCTGCTTTCAATGTTTCTCTTGTATTACCTTTAGTTAAAACAAAGTTAAATGTTTTATTTTTTTCTTTCATCTTCTCAGCAAAATCTTTTAATCTTTTTTCTACAGCTTCTAAAGTATTATGTGCTTTAACATTAAACTCTTCTTTATCTGTTTCTATTGTAGCATCTTCAAACAAATCAAAACCATAATATTCTACTTTATCTGTATTTTCAAATGCAGCTAATGCCATTTCAATAGCACGACCACCATTCCAAGTGCCTGTTTCTAATATAGTTTTAGGTTTAAAATGTCTTATAAGTTCTGCATTTCTTTCATATCTTGCAGGTCTAATATCTTGTGATACTTTATCTTTTGATAATTCAAATACACGATTACCTTTAGAATCTCTAAGTGGTAATATGTTAGAACTAGATGCTCCTGCCATATGTATTACATAACTAGGTATAATATCTCTTGCATCATAAATCTTTAAACCATGTGCTTTGTATATATTTAAAAGTCTTTCAAGAATAAAACTATCTGTCCATTCTCTGTACTGTATAACTTCACCATTCATATAGGTTCTTCTTAAATCCCATAGTAAATCTAATGGTGGCTTTTTATTTAAATTAAAAGCAATAAAAGAATGATTACCTGTATGCACTATATCTACATTATCAGTTAATATTTTTTCTAAATCTTTTTGTGTTAATCTTTTAGTAGCATAGGAATCAACATCAATCCATATCAACCAACCTGGTTCTTTATCTTTTTCTGCTAATGTAAAAGCATGGTCAGTTAAAGCAAACATTTTATGTGACCATTTAATAGCATCAAGTTTATCATTGTAAGGTATCTGTCCATCTTCTGTGCCATTATGAACAGCATTTTCTTCTACAAATCTTTTATACTTTCTATGCTCTTCAAGATTTGTATAATCAATATGTTTTTCTAATGAATATTTATCAGCAGGAAAATTATGATAGTAAGCTTTTACTTTTAAAGTAGGTTCCCAGTTTTCATAAACAGATTTAAAAAGTAAAGTGCCAAACTTATTGTATAAGTCTTCATTAAAACATGTAACAAAATTTATCCTCATATCATGTAGTCCTTATTAACATCTAGTATACCTTGCATCTGTAGCCATTGTGCATCATTGCTCCACTCTATAGCATACTTATTATCTATATCTCTTTTAGAACCCCAATCTTTAAACCAAGGACCACCTGTAGTAAAATGAACATTCTTTGCATTTATATCAGAAGATGAATGATTATCTAACCAGTTCCACTCTTCTGGTATTGTACCTATATCTGCTTCTTTTTCTGGTAACCAATTAAATGTATGCAACCATCTACCTGATTTAGTATTTACTTCTTGTGGTGTAAGCTTTTGATTTAACTCATGACCACAATTAAACATAATTAAACTAGACCAATTCTTTCTAGGGTATACATGCTGTTCTTTACCATCCATTTTAGTTTTATTTTTAGGTTCATATTTATGTTTAACTACATGTATAGCATAATAGTTACTACTACACATCTCAAATAGTTCTGATATATCTGACCTTACATACATATCAGAATCCATATACAAAGCTAAACCCTCATACATGTTTAATGCAGGTATTAAGAACCTACTAAAACTAAACTGTGTAGAAAAAGGTTTACCATCTATCTCATCATAATCTTGACCACCTATACTATTATGTTTTCTAGTATATATACCTATCTTTGTAAGTATATCTCTT